CGGTTCTGGAAACCGGCTTTCGTCTTTTCCAGGCTGACAGCCTCGCGATTATCGTGTCCGGTGGTTCTTACGAGGTTGTGGAGGTCTCGGGCGTTTCGACAAGTGCGCTTTCCCTGGCCGAGGCCGTGACGCAAAACTGGCCGGTTGGATCGTTTGTAGCCCCTTTCTTCCAGGGTCGTGTCGATGACTCAAAGACGACGGTCACAGGGAAGACGGATCGTGACGGCACAGTCTCCTTGCGCCTGCTTGAAGAGTTTGACGAGCGTTTTTCAGTCCCGACACCGGACATGACCGATTACCCTACATACAACGGTTTGCCGGTCTTGAATACCCCGCACAACTGGTCTGACAGGTATAGCCAGACGATGGAGATGGACACGGAAGCCTTTTCGTTCTCTTCTCTGGCCGGGTTGACCGAAAGGGTTCTGACGCAAGATGAACCGCGACTCACCATATCCCTGTCTGCCAATGCTTTCACGCGGGAAGAATCCCGGCGACTGCTCGACTTCTTTATAGACCGAAAGGGGCGGCTCTTGCCGTTCTGGGTGCCCTCACCCGCTTCGGACATTATCTTGGCCGGGGCCTTTTCGGCAGGAGATACGATCCTCGATATTGGCGGGGTCGATATGTCAGCACTTTTCGGACAAGGCTATCCGACGACCGGGAAGCACCTTTGGTTCCGTTTCCCTGACGGTACGACTGCGGCACGGGAGGTTGTGGGTTGTGATCCTTCAACGGGGAGGATCAGCCTGGGGTCGGCAATCGGGAAGACGGTGGAGCACTTTACGAATGTCACCGTTTCGCTTCTTTATCCTGCAAGATTTGATAAGGACACGCTCGGTATGGATTACGAAACACTGGACGTGGCAAGCACTACGCTCCACGCGACGACACTTCCCCGGTGGGAGGTTGAATAAATGAGAGACACTTCACCAGCCTTTACGACCCGGGAAAAGGAAGAATACCTATCCCCGGTCGAATTGTTCCATATCTGGGAAGGTGGGGACGATCCCCAAGCGCGGCACTGGTATTACACAAGCTCTGACGAGCCCGTTGTTTATGATGGGGACACCTACGAACCGGCGGCAATCAAGCGGTCTTCCCTGTCCTTTGACTCCGACCTGACCGCGACGAAGTGCGGAATCACGGTCGGTGCCCTGGAAGAGAACTTCCGCGATTACTTGGCACAGAATCCGTTGGCTCAGATGTGGGTTAGTGTTTCGCGGGTCCATCGGGGAGCGGCCAGCGACGCGGTGGTTTTTTTCGTTGGGCAGGTCAAGACAGTGGCGTTTCAAGGGGCACAAGCCGAAGCCGAATGCGTGGGCTTTGAGCACTTCTTGTCAATGAAGATCCCAAGGTATCACTTTCAAGCCCATTGCAACAATACGCTCTATGACGCCAAGTGCAACGTGGATCGGGGGGCCTTTTCCAATACATGCGCGGTGACAATCTCGGGCAATATCCTCACGGCTCCGGAGTTTGCGACCCGTGCAGACGGCTTCTTCACCTACGGCTGGGCCAGCTTTGGGGGCCAAAAGCGGATGATCACCGCTCACTCCGGGTCTTCTATCGTTCTGCAATATCCCTTCATCGACATTGCAGACGGGGACGAAGTGACGGCCTCTGCTGGTTGCGATCAGAGAATTACGACATGCCGGGACAAGTTTGACAATCTAGGCGGGAACAATGGGCTTTTGTCACAATCTGCGCCGGTATCGACTCCAAGTAAGATCACGGGAAACCAGACCCTTGTTACTCCAACGGTCTATACATCTGGTCCGGTGACAAGCGTTACGGCGAATTGCAAGTTTGTTCAATGGCGAGATGATTACAGATATACCGCAAGATGCTATATCACGGTGAACGGGGTAGATCACTTGGTGGATACAGTTAGTGGGGTCAGGGAGTTTGACTTTATAAGGACGGTTACGGTTGCAGTTTCAAACGAACGAGCCAGTGTATCGGCAAGGATAGAGGCTGAAAACTCCACCTTGTCTTGTCAATTACAGTTTTTGGTACAAGTTATGGGCGGAACATGCCAAGTGGAAGGAGCCTCCGGCGGTGGTTTCTTTGGAACCCCTTATATCCCAACAGAAAACCCCTCGATGATGTCATGACGAAATACTTTTACGACCAAGAAAAGCTACAGGAATTACGCACGGAATGCGCCGCATGGCTTGGAACCCCGTACCGTCACAGGTCTTCCAGAAAGGGTCTTGGGTGTGACTGTATCGGCTTTGTGGTGGGTGTCTTGACCGGAATAGGATACAAGAAGCGATGGAAGATGCCGGACTACCCGAAGGATTGGCATCTGCACAACGTGGAATCCATTCTGCTCCAAGAAGTCAGTAGCCAGATGAAGCATGAAAAGGTTTCCATTGACGACCCTCAAGACGGGGACATCTTGCTTTTCCGCTTCGGGAAGACCACCAGCCATGCCGGGATCGTTTTGGACGGCTGGATTTGGCACTCTGTTATCGGAATCGGGGTTGAGCGTTTTGTTTTGAATGATCCCACATGGTGGCACCGCAGGACATACAACATTAGGCTGGTGAAATAATGGCAACAGCGGCAATCGTTATCGGCGCAGTGGTCGTGGGGGCATTTGTCGCCACCGCCATGTTTTCAGCGGCGCGGCCACAGACTGGATCGCAGAAGCCGCAAGACATAAAGTTTGCAACGAATAAATTTGGCATCCCGATTCCCGAGGTGCTGGGGACTATCAAGCTGGCCGGGAACTATATTTGGACCGGGGAACAGCGTTCCGAGGCGATCAAAAGCAAGAGCTCCAGCGGTGGAAAGGGGGGAGGCGGCGGAGGGTCTTCCAGCACCATCGTGGGGTACAAGTACTATATGCACTTTGCCCTTGGAATATGCCTGGGGCCGGTGGACAAGCTCTGCACGATATATCGCGAACAGGAGCTGATCTGGTCCGGGGAATTGATCTGCCCGGCCTCCGGGGTGCAGACTATCCAGGCAGAAAAAACGGGAGCGATCACGTTCTACTTTGGCACGGCAACACAGCCACCAAACGAGAATATAGGGAAAAGCCTGCCAGACGGCACACTGAACACGGCCTACCCTGGGCTTTGCTGGGCGTATTTCAACGACGTGTTTATCGGGGAGTCCCCAAGGGTGCCGACCTATCATTTTGTGGTCCAAAAGGCACCTGCGCAGTCCTTCGGGGGGACGGCTGTTCTGTCCGCGTATGACTATAATCCCGCTCATGCTATCTGGCACATTTTGACGAACATGACCGGGCTTCCCGAATCATGGCTAGATTCCGCTTCCTTCTTGGCCGCCTCTGAAACGCTGGACACAGAGGGCCGGGGAATCTCCATGGTCTTTGACGAGCAGAAAACCGCTCTGGATTATATCGACAATGTACTTTCACACGTTCTGGGAATGCTCCGGTTTGGCGCAGACGGGCGGCTATATCTGGCTTTGATGCGGGGGGATTACGACAAAGAGACTGTCCCTGTGATTACCGAACGGGAATGTTTGGAGCCGCCGACCCTAAAACGGAAATCCTGGGTGGACACGATCAACGAGGTCAAAGCCACCTACAATCAGCGGTGCTTTGCCGAAGGTGTCAAGCCCGTGGTCCTGTTTGCTCTTTGGATCGACGAATCCGACCCAAACTATTACCCCGATGGGCACTACTGGTATGCAGACCTAGAGACCGCGAGGGGAAAACTCCGTGACATTAGGCAGTATGCGGATGTCTATGTGAAGGTCTTTGCGGTTTCTCCTGGGAACATTACCAGGACCGATGTGGATTGGCCTAGCGACATTGGAGTGAGAACCGACTGCCCTCGTGGTCCAAGTTTTAGCTTTCTTCGGGATGAGTTCAAAAAGCTGATACCAAGCGGAAGGGAAAGTTCACCCGGCTTTGTAGGGCTTACGGTGGACACTTCCGGGTCAATGAATATGAGCACCATCGAGCCAGCGTATTCTGAGCTCAAAGACTGGATAGGCTCGGCACTTCCTAGTTACTCAATGCTTGAAAACACGCAGGCAAGAAGCGACGAGCGCTGGCTATCTTGGCTTGCGGCTGACATTGACGTCTCTTTTCCGGGTGTAAATTACCGGGAAGGCATCTCCGATCCTTCAAGTGTAAACATTGCCAACCAACAGATCCAGGGCCGGACCGAGAGCCAGACGTTAAGCTTGCCGCTATTTACGATGAACTCAAACGCGTCTTGGGCCGCTCGCGAGGCGCTACGGAAAGACTCGTACCCGTTGGCTACGCTCAATGTGACCCTTTCCAGAGATGCGTTCATGCTCCAGCCTGGGGACGTGTTCAAATTTAGTTTCGCCCCCTACGGCATCGAATCCATGTTCTTTCGCCTGAAACAGGTGGACGAAGAAGACCTGGAGCATGAAGCTATCGGGATCGTGGCCGAAGAGGAATACACGGTTGTGAGCGAAACCATGATTGAGCCGCCGGAAACCCTGAACCTTTCAAGCCCCCCTTCGTCCTATATGATTGGCGGCGATCCCGTGGTCGTGCAGGAGGTGCAGGCCGTACCATTGACCGGCGGGCCTATCGCTATCGGTACGGTGAATCCCTGGGAAATCTCCGTGTCCTGGAACGGCATCGAGATGATAGAGGGCGAAGATTACACTGTGGACCTGTCGGCTGGAACGATCACCCCTATTCCCGGTGGAAGCATTACCCCAGGAATGGATTTGACTATAGAGAGCAGGACGAACCCTCAAGAAAAGGTCAGGTTTTATGAGCTACCGTACCTTTGGGCCGGTGAAGAGATCAAAGTCTTGCCGGTGGTTTCGAGGCCGAACGTATTGAACTCCGGGTATCAGATCTTCTATTCGGCAAGCGGCACGTCCTACGAAGAGGTTGGCACGTCCAGCGCCTTTGCCGTCCATGGAACTGTGGTTCGGGACTATCCAAAGACCTTCCAGATAGATGATGAGATATGCCTTGACGTGTTTTTTCCCACCAGCGACGTGATGAGTATTGAATCCTGCACCAGGGAACAGTTGCTTTCGCAACGCAACCTTGCATTGATTGGGGATGAATTGATCACCTTTCAGAGTATCGAGCCACTGACCGGCAAAACCTATAGGCTCACAGGCGTATATCGGGGTCGGTACGGAACCGAAATGAGCGAACACCTACGTGGTACCGATTTTTTCTTCCTCGGCTCGAACACTGCGGAACCGATCACGAATCCAGATTTTTTGCTTGGCGAAACCCGATACTTTAAGGCCGTCCAGTACAACCCGCGATATCAAGGGGATGAATCTTTTGCCGTCCCGGTGGAGGTAGTATTCACGGGCCGGGCGATTGCACCTTTACCGCCGGTCAACCTTTTGGCGAACGATGAGGGCTTTCACCCTGAATACACTTCGGGGATCTCGTTGGTATGGGACGCAAGAGTCCGGGGGTCCGGGGCCGGGGTACACTCCCCAACGCAGCCAGACACGGCTCCCGCGCGGGAAGGGACGTTCCAGGTCCGGGTTATGGATGGAAGCACGGAAAAGCTAAAACGGGATGGGATCAACGCTTTTTCTTGCGAATTGTCCGAATCGACGCTGACAAGCGCGGGAGCGTTCGGGTCAGACTTGAGGATCGAGGTGACGAACTATCGGGTGGTGGATGGTTTCAGATACTATTCAGCGGCTGCCTCACTGACAGTCTATTATGGGGGATAAATGAGCACTACACCGCTTTATGACCTTGAAACGGTTGAATACAATACCACGGGCTGGAATGGGATTGTCACGGCGAACATGCAGAAGATGGAAGCCCACCTGCATTCCCGCTTTCTTGTCACACTGGGTGAATCCGTGGCGGTACGCGATGCAATCTACATTAAGCCGGACGACGGGAAAGCGTATAAGGCGCAGACCACGGAAGCGGGAGACAAACAACCAGCGCTTGGTCTGGCCGTGGACGTTGGTGATGCTGACGAAGAAATCCGGGTGCAAAGGGTCGGGCTGGTCAATTTCGGATCAGGGCTCTTGCCGGGCGAACGCTACTACCTTTCCGCAAGCGCGGGTCAGATTACCCCGAATGTCGGCATTGACGTTGACGAAGATCCTTTTACCGCCGTGTCGGGGGCCTTTGTCGATCTGTCCGTGGGGAACATTATCCCCTTATCGGAAACGGTCACAAGCTCGGATGGAGCCACGACCTACGCCAAAGACATTGATTATGAGATCAACTACGCTGACGGGCGAGTCCTTGCCCGATCTGACGGCGCAATCACGGACGGGGAATCGTGTCTGGCCTCGTATGTTGTGAGTTCTGCGGAGATTCACGCGCAATTTATGGGATATGCGGTATCAAGCTCACAGTTGTTTTTGGACTGCGGAATCAACGACTCTTCCCTTCTTCACTCCGAGGGGGACGAGTATGTCCAGGGGCTCAAGACGTTCGTCAAGGCCCCTGTCCTGTCAACATACACGGCCCCGACGACCGACACCACTTTGGTGACCAAAAAATATGTAGATGACAAGTCCGAAGCGGAGACAGACGCTACGAATATCGCTGGAATCCCGGTGTATGGGGACGACATTGGGGACGGGAAGGTTCTGCAATACAACGCTGTCCTGGGGCGGCTTGAATACGTAGCCTTACCCTCTGGAAGCGACGCAGGGGCGATCAAAGGGGTCTTGGTTGACGACACGGCAAAGGCGAATGGCTACGTTTTGAAATACAATGCCGCGACCGGCAAGATCGTTTATGCTCCGGACGAAGGCGGATCTTCCGGAACGGGTATCACTGCCGCTGAAGCAAAGAAACTGGCAATAATCTTTGGATAAAGGGGACTTACAATGACGTTGAAATCTTGGAGCCTTGCAAGTTGTCCGCTAAAATCGCTCGTTGACGGATCTACCGACAAGTGGACGCAATCAACAACGGT